GAAGATGGGAATACTCCAATAAAACAACACGATGGCGAAAAAAGATCGTTTTTTGATGGTATCTCAAAACATAAAAACGTATCTGTAAAGAACTACGAAATACGAGATGAAGAATGAAAACGTATAAAGAATTTATTAGTGAAAATATTTCAAGGTCAGAATTAAAAGACATTGAGAAACTTGCAGATAGACTGTTTTCTAAGTTCAACATTGACGTTGAATTTACTAAACATTTTGCTGATAGAATCAACGATAGAAGAAATCGACCTGCAATTGATACCGAAGAAATGAAGAAATTCTTTAAGAAAGCATTTTATGGCCGCGGGCAAGAAGTAAGTAAACTAGATATTAATACACAAGCAGTATTAAACGATGTTCAAAAGGACTTGAATATTCCTTTTATAATCAAATGGGATGAGCAGGGGCAAGAGTTCGACTTGGTGGCGAAAACCATCATGAGAAAAAAGGACTTCAAATCCCCAGACAGAAAAATAAGGTTCTGATATGAAAAGATTTAAAGAATATGTTGATAACGTAAAATTTGGTCTTTATGAGGGAGTTCATGTTCCTCTGGAAATGCCTATGGTTGAGTCAGAAGATGTAGAACTAAATTCACCTAAAAGAGGTGGACCTAAGAAGTTTTATGTATACGTAAAAAACGACAAAGGCAACGTTATTAAAGTTACATTCGGTGATACAACTGGGTTGAAAACCAAGATTAACGATCCGGCCGCAAGGAAATCTTTCGCGGCCAGGCATCAATGTGCCACGAAAAAAGATAAGACTAAAGCATCTTACTGGGCATGCCGGCTTCCGAGGTTCGCGAGTAAACTTGGAATGAAAGTGGATAATCCAGGCGCATATTGGTGACAAAACCGTATAAACAAAAAAACATAAATAGAGAAGAGTTTATTCGTGTTTTTAAAAGTTCAGTAGACCCGGCAGAACTTATTTGGCACAGAGATAGAAATACACGGGTTATTGAAGTACTTGAAGGAGAAGGTTGGCAGTTTCAATACGAAAGAGACATACCAATGGAACTCAGGAAAGGACTTACGTTTACGGTTCCTAAAGAGGCGTATCATCGATTAATAATAGGCGCAACAGACTTAAAAATAAGAATAAAGGAAATAAAATGAAAAACGATTTTAGAACCCTCGAACAAAAAATTAGACAAATAATGATGTCTGAAAAAGAAAAAAATGTTACGCAGCCGGCCGAATTGGATGATATTAATGAAAACACCTTTGAGGTCAAGTATGCAGAAAGAAAGAAGGGTCCTATCAAGGTAAACAAATTCAAAAAACTTGAAGATGCAAAGGAATTTCTTTCAACCGTTCGCGCAGCTGGTTCTAATGGTATCATTTCGAAAGATGGCAAACCAGTCAAAGAAGATGTCGAACTTGATGAAATGCGTGAACCACAAGGCATTTCACGTGCAGCAGATCGCCTTGCGAGAGAAGAAACGCAGGTTGATGAGTTGAAGAAATCTACTTTGCGTTCTTACATTGATAAGGCAAGTTATCAAGCCAGAAATAAAACTAGTGATGCGGATCATAACACTAAAATTGCTAAATCATGGGGAAAGACCCTTGCCAAAGGAAAGTTCCGTTCAGGTAAGAAACTTGACCGTGATGACAAAGAGATTGCAAAAAGATCACAAAAATTCTCACTGAAGCAAGCAAAAAAAGCAGCTGATAAAGCAAATAAACGTTACAAAGGAATTGCTCGTGCAGCGGATAAACTAACGAGAGAAGAAACTCAGATCGATGGGTTGAAGAAATCTACGAAAAAAGAAGCATGCTGGACAGGATACAATCAGGCTGGTATGAAAAAGAAAGGCGATAAAGTGGTGCCAAACTGTGTACCAGAAAACTATATTGATGAAAAAGCTGTATCTCAAGCTCAACAAAAACTTATGGGCATGGCTTACGCTTATAAAAAAGGTGAACTTGAAAATGCTTCAGAAACGGTGAAGAAAATAGCCTCGTCAATGTCAATGAAAGAACTTAGAGATTTTGCAAAAACAAAACATGAAAATTTGCCGAATAAAAAAACAAACGAATCAGTAGCAAAACAATATCTCAAACAATCTGTCTCCGAAGGATATCTGTGGCGAGAGTATGAGCCAGGCGAATACAGTAACGGTGAAGAAAAAATATTTGTTGATCTCATCAAGAAAAATGGTGGTAAGAATATTTCGGTAGAAAAACCTACTCGTAGAGAACCAAATTTATATATAGAATTCAAAGGTGGTAATCTATCGAAGATGCAAAAAGACTTAGATAGGATTGATGACGGTGGTACTAATTTAGAAGAAGCAGTGTCACCTGCTCAACAGGCCGCGATTGCAATCTCTAAGAAAAAACTTAAAAAAATGAATACGGAAGCGACTGATAAAGATTCAATTTCAAATAAAGAATTGAAATCAGTGGGAAAGGGAAAAAAGGACAAAATCAAAATAAATCCAAAGATGGAAAATGATAAACAAATTGATAACACTTCCGAAGAAATGTAGGATTTAATAAATAACAAAAACAATAACCAAATATTTGGAGATTATAGTGTCTAATTCATTTCAGTTGCCAGAAGACCTTTTGAAAACTGTAACAGAGGTCATAAAAAAAGAAAGCGTGGATAAACACAAAGCTTTCGGATTAACAGAAAAAACTGATCCAATCAATAAAGCATCTTTGAAAAAGAAGTTTGCTGATCGTAAAGACAAAGATATTGACAATGATGGTGACGAAGATAGTTCAGATGAGTATCTTCACAATCGTCGTAAAGCGATTTCGAAAGCAACGGCGAATGAGGGTTGTAAAGGTAAGGTGGAAGAAGAAGATGAGGGCAAGAAAGCTATAGCTCAATACTCTCGTTTTAGAGCAGCAGATTATAATGTTAGAAATCCAAGAAAAGCCGATGCTCTAATGAAAAGAGCTAAAAAATATGAAAAGAATATGAAAAAGGAAGACAAACTTGCAAAAGAAAGCACTGAAGAGGCATTGTGGTCTGCAAACTCACAAGGCGAACTCGAGCAAGTTGACGAAGACATGGCCAAGGCTGACGCTAGAAACAAAGCGAGAAAAGTAGGTCAACATTCTTTTCAGTATAGAGGTAACTGGTACGATACGAGCACGGGAAAACCCGCAAAAAGTTATGGCAGACACGATGAATTTGATGATGAAAGTGAATCTCCAAAAGATAGAAAAAGAGGTTCATACAAGAGAAGATTCAAAGAAGAACGTTCAGCTGATAAAAAACAAGGCGAGATGAAGCCTATTAAACAAGGATCATCAAGCAAATCAGGAGATCATAAATGCGCGAAACATGTAACTCATGAACAATGGGGTGAAGGAAATTGTATTTTTAGTAAACATGCAAACCCTGACGAACAAGGAAATATTGAATGGTACGATGTAATGTTTGAGCACGGCATTGAAAAAAATGTTCCTACAAAAGAACTTGAAGTGCATCTTTATGAAACCCATAAACATTAATTGACATAAATATAAAATATAAAGTATAAGGAGAATAACAAATGGCTCTTTGGGGAACAAAAGAAGAGGTAGCACATTCAGCTGGAAAGGTGGATCTTTCTAATCTTTCTGTAACTAATGCTGCCTCAGGTTCATCAGGTACGTTCTTTGCAAACAACTTTTCTGTAGGCCAGGTGATTGTCATAGATGGAATCGGTGAGGCTGTTATTGGTTCTATTACAGACGATAACACATTGACTGTAGTCTCTAACACAGAATTGCGCGCTGCAACGGCAACAACACGTGATTTCTATGTTGCTGAAAAACCAACATACGTTATTGAAGGTGATGCAACATTGACATCAAATACGGTATTTGGTGTGGCAAACGCAGAAGTTGGTGTTGCAACGGCGAATGTCAATCACGCTGGTTGGGTACATATAGGCAATCGATATACAGATTCTAACAGCAATGTAAGACAAAAAACTGAAGTTCTTGTTGCAATGTCTTCAATCGAAGGCGATGCTGATGACGATAACGAACTGCCGGACAGCTAACATAAATAGAGAGATGGTATTACCATCTCTCTCTTTTTAATGGAGTAACTCATGGCAGATAGAAAAGTAACAGAGTTAACAGCTCTCACCACAGCAAACAGTGCCGACCTTCTGTACGTTGTCGATAACCCAAGTGGAACACCTGAGTCTAAAAAGGTTTCTTTGCTAACACTTCTCGGTAATCTTCCAGCAAATACGTCTGTAGGCGGAACACTTGCTGCCACTGGTAATGTTACGTTTACTGGTACTAAGGTTGTTGCGGATACGGGTACATTGACATTGACATCTTCTACATCTGTAGCGAGTAATAATGCCGAAACGGTTTTTGGTGTTTCTGGTATGCAAGGTAGTATTTTCTGGGATAGCAATTATCTATACGTAGCAACTTCTAACACTGTAATTAAAAGAGTTGCCCTTTCAACATTTTCTTAAATTTACATAAAAAAACAACATAATGAATTTTGATTTGACTGAAGAAAATTTTATGCTCTATGCTGCAAAAAACTATACCAATACAAGTTGTGTAGACATTTTAGAATTTAAAGAAGATTTGAATCGTATAAAGTACATAAAAAAACTTTTCAAAAGATACCAAAGCAAACAAGAACTCAAAGAAAGATTAATAATAAATCATTTTGTTGTATTTTACAATGTTTTTGAAACCGAAGCGGCAACAAAAATGATTCTATTTAAAAATCAAGAATACCTTTCTTACGTAAAAACCTTTTTATTTTATCTTCAACTTTGGCCAAAAACTATTTCAATAAGTAAAAGTCTTGTTATTGATTGTGAAGGCATTCCTTTCGATAAATACATACATCAAAAACTTATGGAACTATAATGGGACAAGTAATCGATCTATTTGTGTTGTATCAATTGATCAAAAAGATTGCAACTCCTTTCGAAAATACTCAGGCTTTTAAATTGGGTCTTATCGATAAAAAAGGAAAGCGACTTAAAAAGGCTACGTCTGTAGAAGAAAAGAAAGCAATGACCTATTTGGATAGATTTGTTTTCAATATTAAAAGAGTGATGGGTAAGGCTAATCTTGACAACAAACTGGCAACGTTTGCTGGTGCTTTGTTTATGTTGAAAGAATCGAATTCTGAAATGAAAAGAATGCCTAGTGACCAAGAAATAATTGATGGCATAAACGAAGAAATGCAATATCTTTCCGAGGCCACACTAAAAGAGTTTGACGAATTTATTAGTGAAGACGCACCAACAAATGCCGGAGGGCCAGCAATTGCCGGCATGGGACCAGAAGGAGTTCATTGGCGCGACAATGGTCCCGATGGTATTTTGCGAAGAGGTCGACCAAGATCAAGAGGCAAAGCAATCAATGGCATTTCCTATTTGAAAAGAATGAACAAAAGAAGAGTTGCGAATACACAAAGTCGATTGACGAGAAAATAAAAAATGGCCCAGTGGAGAAAAGACAACCAAGCTTACGATAATCAATCTACTCGTCATGAAGTAATGATGATATCAGACCAGTATGGTAACATTGTAAATGTTGCTGGTAGTGGTGCTCAGGTTGCCTCTCTTACTTCTGCATTTGGTGAACCAATTGCAGTACCAATAACACCTATAATGCAGTTAGATGCTCTGTATGGACTTCCTGATCAGGATTTTGAAATATTTACAGCAAGTACTGGTTCCGTCACATCAAACACAACATTTAATGTGCAGTCTGGTACCGGCGCATACGGATATGGCGTTGTTCGTTCAAGAAGAGCAATAAGGTACAGACCCGGCCAAGGTGCGTTAGCTAGGTTCACCGCAATGTTTGACACCCCCACAGCAAATTACACACAAAGGGCAGGGTGTTTTCTTCAAGAACAAGCATTAATGATTGGTTACGATGGTACGCAACTGGGTGTACTTAGACAAAATGGCGGCAAGGCTCATATACATAGATTTACGCCAAGTGCATCCGCCTCTGGTTCAGAAACGGTTACTATCACGTTAAACGGCACCGCTTTTAATGTAGCCGTTACTTCAGGCACAATACAAGAAAACTTGACAGAACTAGGCAATGCAACTTATACTGGATGGGTAGTGGAATATAGCGATACTGATATTGTATTTTTGTCAACCTCTGTAGGTCCTAAAGCCGGTTCTTTTTCTATATCCAGTACAGGTACTTTTGCTTCTAGTAACGATATCGCGCAGGCCGGAGTAAATGATACAAACAATTGGACATATCAAGCTGATTGGAATATGGACAAATTGGATGGAACAGGAACATCAGGAATAACATTAGATCCATCAAAACTAAATGTGTTCCAAATTGATTTTAGGTGGTTGGGTGCTGGAGTTATTCGTTATGCAGTAGAAAATCCCAACAATGGTGATATGTTGTATTTTCATTCAGAGTATTATAGCAACAGATATGAAACACCTCATCTTGATAATCCATCATTCAAAGTAGGTTATGTGGTTGCTGATACTGGGGGTTCTGGAGGTACAAACTTAAAAGTTGCTGGTGCATCGATGATGGGTGCAATAGAAGGTATTACACCTCCAACAAGAAGTTCTACTGCATCTACAGGAAGAAGTTTTTCTGGCGCAGCGTTATCTGGTAGTAATTACCACCATATTATTACTATAAAAAATAGACTGGTGTATAACGATAAAATTAATACTAAAGAAGTTATTTTAAAACAAATTAGTCTAGGCGGCGGTTCAGCATCAGGTACACCAGTGCAAGCATATCTTTATTTCAATCCCACATATGCTGCAGACATAGACTTTACAAAACTCAGCAACACGAACTCTACAATATTTTATGGAACAACCACAACGACAATTACACATGCAAATTCTGTTCCTTTAACTGGTCTTGTAATTGGTGCCGATGTTTTTCAAACAGTTGATCTTGATCACCTGAATATTGTCATTCCACCTAACAACACTTTAGGCATTTCATTTTTTTCAACATCAAACATTAATGATGGTAGTGTAGTTCTAACTTGGGTAGAAGACTAATGTTTACCTTATCAACAATAAAAATATATGCTGCAATTTTATTTGTTGGTGTTGTTGCATCAGCAATAGGTCTAGGATATTGGTACTACACGGACAGTCAAAAAAGATTGAAAATACTTGAACAAGAAAATGCTCAATTAGAATTTGCAAACGAACAAAACGTTGAAACTATTTTAGATATGTCCGCCCGAATTGAAAAAAATAATGAACTGGTTGAGAGATTACAATATAAATTGCAATCTACCGATGATAATGTCGAATCAATAAAGAAAACGCTTCTTGAACACGACCTGACCAATCTTGCGAGAAGGAAGCCAGGACTAATAGAAAAAAGGATACAAAATGCAAGTGATAAAGTCATTGACGATATTACTGAGTATACTTCTGATAACGGGATGTAGTGTTTTTAGTAAACCTAGACCCATCGAAACAAAAGTTATACCAGACAATACAATTGCCCTCGCAGCAAGACCTGAAAAGGTTGACTTGCAGAAAATGAAATTTCATGTTGTCACCGAAGACAATCTACAACAATTCATACAAGACTTCACAAACGAATTTGGTCAACTTACATTTGTAGCTATATCTGTGAAAGATTATGAAAAACTTGCAATAAATACTGCTGAATTATTTCGCTACATCAAAGAGCAAAAAGAAATAATAATTTATTATGAAAACGCAATAGGTGAGTCTAAGAATATTCAAACAAAATAAATAGTACTACAAGAATAACAAAAAAAACAGTACTATGGCTAGATTTTTCACTCCCGAAAACATCGACAAATGGCGTATCTGGCCACGAATGTTGATTACATTGTATGGCGTAGCATTCTATAGAACAATAGAGTGGTTCATGGCATTGCCGGAACCTAATAACGCTCAATCAATGTTTGTTTCTGTAATTGTTGGCGCCGGAGCAGCTTGGTTTGGTTTGTATGTAAATTCTGGAACAACACATAAACAAGAAAAAATAAACTTATCCGAACTAGATAAAAAAAGTGATTCTAGATTAGTGATAGTCCATGAGACAGGTGAACCACCTAGAACGGAAGACTTAACTAAGGAGAATTTCTAGTGTCAGAGTTAGAAAAACAAATACAAATTTTAGAAAAAGATATAGAAAAAATAGACTATGTTTTTGATAAACTAGACACCGCAGTTGATAAATTAACCACTTGTTCTAGTTTAATGAACAGAATGGTGGAATTGCATGAACAGAAACTTAAACAACATGACGATCTTCACCGAGAACTTTTTGACCTTATAGAGAGTAGAAGAAAAGAGGCACAAGCTCAATCAGAAGATTTGAATAAAAAGGTTTATCACATACGCGATGAAATAATGACTGAAATAAAAGACATGAGACAAAAAGATGATATCGATCATCAAGAGATGTCTGCAAGACTTGCTGGTTTAGAAAGATGGCGATGGTATGTACTCGGTGCAGTATCTACCGTTGCAGTACTGTATAGATTTATTTCTTTTGAAGGATTGCTTTAAAATACTTTAAAATATGACCTGAATACTGTATAATGTCGCAATGAGTTTATGGATTGATATCAAATATGCAAATTTAGTTGGCCCGAGGCTGGATCTATTTAAAGTAAAAAGAAATAGTCCGTATCGGGCCAACATGCGTTGTCCTATTTGCGGTGACTCAAAAATCAGCGAATGGAAAGCTCGGGGATGGTTGTTCGAACATAAAGGAACAGTATTCTATAAATGTTTTAATTGTGATTTTTCCTCCTCTCTGTCAAAGTTTATAGAAAAGATCGATCCTATTCTTTTACAAGAATATCGCGTTGAAGACTTTAAAGATAAAAAGAATTTTTCAACAGTCGAAACTGAATTGAAAGAAAATGTATTTTCGTCAAGTATACCTACGTTTAAAAAATCTAAATTGGACGAAGTTTTCGATTCGGTTTATGGTACAATTGCAGAAAAATACTTGAAGAAAAGAAAAATTCCTGTAAACAGATGGAAAGACTTATACTACTGTAACGATACAAAAAAATTACAAAAACTTACCAATCAAAAATTGAATATAAAACATTCTGAAAGAAGACTTGTAATTCCTTTTTACGATGAAAAATCCAATTTGATTGGAGTTACTTGTAGAACACTAGAAAATTCTTCTTTGAGATATCTGACCATCAGAATCGAAGAAGATTTTCCTTTAATATATAATCTAAACAATGTCAATAAAAATCAAGATATTCACGTTGTTGAAGGACCAATAGATAGTATGTTTCTAAATAATTCTGTGGCCGCAGCCGGCGCAGATTTGAAAAAAGTTTCAGAGATTTTACCAAAAGAAAAACTTATTTTTATTTTTGATAATCAACCAAGAAATGTTGAATTATTGAAGATAATGAAAAAAACAATTGACGCCGGATGTAAGATGGTAATCTGGCCAGATTACATTAAAGAAAAAGATATAAATGACATGATTTTAAGTGGTATTGAAATTCATAGTATTATAAATCAAAACACATTCAGTGATCTTCCTTTGCAATTAAAGTTCACCGACTGGAAAAAAACTACAATATAAGGAGCTCTCCGTGGATCAATATAGACAATTTATTCATATTTCTAGGTACGCAAGATTTCTTCCAGAAGAAGAAAGAAGAGAAACGTGGGATGAAACTGTAGACCGTTATATTGATTTTTTTAAACAGAGAAATCCAAAAAAGAAGATTCCTTGGCAAGAACTTAGGGATGCAATTCACAACCATGATGTAATGCCTTCAATGAGAGCTCTGATGACTGCCGGAAAAGCATTAGACCGTGATAACGTTGCTGGATATAATTGTGCATATGTAGCCGTAGATCATCAAAGAGTATTTGATGAAATTCTATACATTTTGATGTGTGGTACTGGTGTTGGATTTTCTGTTGAGAGACAGTTTATTAATAAACTACCAGAAGTTCCTCATGAGATTCATCCTTCTGATACAACTATTGTAGTGAGTGATTCCAAGATTGGTTGGGCATCAGCATATCGTCAGTTGATTGCAATGTTATATTCGGGAGACTTGCCAAAATGGGATTTGTCCAGAGTTAGACCTGCTGGTACTAGACTTAAAACTTTTGGTGGCAGAAGTTCTGGACCTGATCCTCTTGACGATCTTTTTAGATTTACGGTAAGTAAGTTCATTCCCGGAGTTAACAACGGTTCTCCTACTGAAGGATTGGGAAGAAAACTCAATTCTCTTGAATGTCATGACCTTATTTGTAAAGTTGCGGATATTGTCGTTTGTGGTGGTGTCCGTAGGTCTGCGCTTTTGTCGTTGTCAAATCTTACAGATGAAAGAATGCAAAGAGCTAAAGTTGGTAATTTCTGGGATTTAGAACCACAAAGACAATTAGCTAATATTTCTACTAGTTATACCGAACGTCCTGATGTTGGTATTTTTATGCGTGAATGGGCAACGCTTCATGAATCTGGTACAGGAGAACGAGGTATCTTTAATAGAGAAGCCGCAAAAAAACTTTCACCGGAAAGAAGAGATTTAGATTATGAGTTTGGAACAAACCCCTGTTCTGAAATTGTACTACGATCAAAACAATTCTGTAATTTGACAGAAGTTGTTATAAGAAATAAAGATACTTTTGAAACAATCAATAAAAAGATTGAACTTGCCACTATTCTAGGAACTCTACAGGCAACACTTACCGATTTCCGTTATCTTACTTCAACGTGGAAACACAACACGGAAGAAGAAAGATTGTTAGGTGTTTCTTTGACAGGAATTATGGACCATAAAACATTGAGTCAAGCCAGTGTACAATCGAAGACATGGCTTCCAAAAATGAGAACAACGGCAGTCGAAACAAATAAAAAATATGCTGCGATGCTAGGAATTGAACAATCTGCGGCTATTACATGCGTGAAACCATCAGGAACGGTTTCTCAACTTACAAACAGTGCTTCAGGTATTCATCCTCGTTACTCTGAATATTATATACGTACTGTAAGACAAGACAAAAAAGATCCACTCGCTGATTGGATGATTGAAAGAGGGTTTCCTGCTGAAGAAGATTTGTTTAATAATCAAAATTGGGTATTTTCTTTTCCTCAACAAGGACCACACGATGCCGTTTTTAGAAATGACAAAACAGCAATAGAACAACTTGAACATTGGAAAATGTTTGCTCAAGATTGGTGTGAACATAAACCATCGATCACTGTTTATATACGAGATCACGAATGGATGGAAGTAGGCGCTTGGGTGTATACAAATTTTGATATTCTCTCTGGCGTATCTTTTCTACCTTATTCGGGCGGAATTTACAAACAAGCACCATATCAAGAAATCGATGAAACAGTATTCAAAGAACTCTCAGAAAAAATGCCACATGATATTAGTTTTACTGATTACAAAGAGTTCGAAGACAACACGGTGGGTATGCGCGAGCTCGCGTGTGTTGCCGGCGTATGTGAAATTTAGAAGCGAGGATTACAATCATGACAAATACAATCGAATGTAGTTCTTGCGGTGCTGAGTATACAATAAGGTATGATAAATTGGACAATACGGACGAACCAATTTATTGTCCTTTTTGTCGTGGAGATATTGATAATTTGGAGGAATTGGATTTTGAAGACTGAAAATAAAAAACCAACATTTTACGAACTGTCAGCAACCGATAGAATGCACTGGGTAAATCAAGCACAGGAGTTCGTTGACAGAGGTTATGTTACTGATAAAGATGTATATGAGTTGGCAGAACAAATGTATGAAAGAAAACTTCAGGTATTGAACGGGTAGAAAAAACACATAAATACTTCGTTACAAAAATGGAGTATTTTATGTCTGATTATGACAACCCGTGGACATTTGAAGGAACAGTGTTTGTTGATGATCATATAGGTGATTATTATGGTTTTGTTTACATGATAACCAATCTGACCAACCTCAAGAAATACATTGGTAGAAAATATTTTTATCAGGTCAGAAAACCACCAGGTAAAAAACGCAGAGTGACTAAACCATCCAACTGGAAAGTTTACTATGGTTCCAATGAAGTTCTCAAGAATGATATTGAAAAAATAGGAAAAGAACACTTTAAACGTCAAATTTTGTCTTTACACAAAACAAAAGGTGATGTAAACTATACTGAAGTGAAAGAACAATTTCTACATAATGTTTTAGAACAAGATGATTATTATAATGAGAATATTAATGGCAAGTGGCATAAGCCTCCCGACCACATTATCGAAGCAAGACGGGTTGCTTGGGGAAATGCTAAATTTTTAGGATAAAAAAATGATTGAAGTTTTTGTAGGATGCTCGGCAAATGGAGAAGATGCCGAGTCTTTGATGGTTTTAGAGTACAGTATGAAAAAGCATACTGACAGAGAAGTAAACATCACACATATGATGCTTGGTAGTGATGAAACGTGGTCTAACTGGAACACTCAAACTTGGGCAACACCATTCAGCGGCTTTCGTTGGACAATACCCGAACACATGGGGTTTAAAGGTCAAGGAATTTACATGGATTCTGACATGATTATATTGTCAGATATCGGTGAATTGTGGGATCAAGAGTTTCAGCCAGGTAAAGTTGTTTTGGCAAAGGGTTCTAAAGGTGGTGAAGGTTGGCGGTATTGTGTATGCAAATGGAATAATGAAACGGCCGGCGAATACATTTTTCCTTTAAACAGAATGAAACAATTACCGCAATCACATCAAAGGATGATGGCGTTGTTTGCTAGTAATCAGAATATCGTACAACCGTTCGAAGGCAACTGGAATTGTATTGACGGCGAAAATCTACCCATTGATGAGATCGATATACTTCACTATTCCGATATGTCTACGCAAATGCATCTGAAATATGCTATGCCACGTTTGTCTGAAAATAATCAACATCATTGGTTTGATGGTAACATAAGAGAACATTGGAGAAAAGATTTAGTCGATTTGTTCGAACAGTATTACAAAGAAGCTCTTGATAGTGGATACAAGGTCGAAGATTATATACCAGAAAATATGTTTGGTGAATACTCCAAAGAATCTCAAGCAAATTATGACAGATATCGTAATCAGTGGAGTAAATAATATGAATTGTGATTTTGAGGTAATTACTAGTATGTCTTTAGATTATTACCATAGAACTGGTAATAAATTTGTTGAATCGTTTGATGAATATTGGCCTCAAAATGTAACTTTACAAATATATACTGAAAACCAAGATCAAGAAAAGTTGGGTGAATATTGTGGCCCTGTGTTATCGAACAAAAGAAACGGAACAATTCGTGCAATACCAAACACATATGATTCTTTCGTTGCCAGAAACATTGACAAACCACATCAAAAAACGAATAGTTTAGAACATGGCGCCATAAGATTTGCACCAAAAGCATTTAGTATAATAGACTGTTTAGAAAATGCAATTTTACAAAAGCGTAAATTTAATCGAAATTTTTATTTAATTTGGCTTGATGCTGACAGTGTAACACATACAAAAATTGATAATCATTTTTTTAAATTGATTACTGATAATTATAATCCTGATATGCCATTAAGTTATTTGGGAAGAAAACATTCATATACAGAAACAGGATTTATTTGTTTCAATATATCGCGTCAATCAGATGAACTTTGGAGATTCCTATACTCTTACGGATATTATTATTCTTCTGATGCAATATTTACGTTACCCCAATGGCATGATTGTATGCCCTTTGATGTAGCCAGAAAGTCTATTGATCCCCAAGAAAATAAATGTTTAAATCTTTCTCCTACGAATAGTTCCTGGTACGATCATGTATTCATTAATTCTGAATTAGGAAAATATATGGACCATATGAAAGGTCCGAGAAAAGATGTCGGTAGATCCAAAAAAGAAGAAAGCAATCACGATCATCCTTATTGGAAGGTCTAATGAAAACAGTTATATTTTTAAATTCTGCAAACGATAATCGATTTAAAGAAGCATTACATTTATTTGCAGAAGGCATTCGTCAATCGGGAGATGAATGTATTGTTTCTGAATCATATCAGTATGAAGAGTGCGATTGTGCAATATTTTTTGGTTCGTGGAAATCAAGAAATACAACCTGGCATACAATTAAAACAGAAATTGTAAATAAAGTAAAAAATTTTATTGTACTAGAAACTCCAATACTCGGCCGAGGACCAGTAAGTGACATTATGCAAGATGATTGGTATCGAATCGGGTTAAACGGATTTTTATATAATACCGGTAATTTCAACAATAAAAATATGCCATCAGATCGATGGAAAAAAATATCAAAAGAATTCAATTTGAGTATTGAAGATTGGAAAGAAAATGATGGACCAGTTCTCGTTGTATTACAGTTACCCGGAGATGCTTCTCTGCAAGGAAACGATATAAGTAAATGGGCAAAACAAACTTGTATTGATGTCAGAAAATATACTAAAAGAGATATCATATTAAGAACTCCGCAACTACCAAGATCCTTTGATTTAAATTTTATAAAAGAAATTGATAACATTTATTTACAAGAAGGCACAAAAGAAAATTTGCAAACAACAATTAATCAATCGAATTTGATTATAACTTACAGTAGCGGACTTGGAGTTGAAAGCGTTTTATCTGGAACTCCAACAATCGCGATGAGTCCAGCAAGTTTTGTCTATAGTATAACCGAACATGCTATAACAAGAAAATCAATTAATCATCCATTTTTATCAGCTTACCGGGATCAGTGGGCACATGACTTATCTTATGCTCAATGGAATTTGGAAGAAATTCAGAGAGGAGCTCCGTGGAATCATCTAAAACAATTAATTTAAATAATGGAGAAACTATCAAATGGCCATTGAATTGAAGAATTCTATGTTTATTCACATTCCAAAATGTGGTGGTAGAAAAGTAACTGATTTACTTATTAGGTATGTTGATGGGCACTCTATCGTTGGTGATCGTATATATGATGCACATAAGACACCCGACACCGACAAACAAGTCTTTGTTTTTATCAGACATCCCGCTACCTTCGCATACAGCCTCTGGAAGCACAGATCAAAAGTAAAGGCAAATAAGTATGGTCGGCAATGGAATTGGCAAAATTACATTAGACTTGAGAAAGAGTGTGGTAATTCTGATTACAATAGATTCGTGGAGAATATTTTAAGCGGTACTGACTATGTGTATGATTACTATAAACATTATACCGATAAGTATCCTGATGTTCAGTTTGGTAGAATGGAAAACCTGGTAGAAGACCTTATTGATATTCTTAAAAAGAATGGTGAGGCATTTGACGAAGAGAGAATGAGGAAAGATAATTCTAT